TGGCAAGCTCTCAGGTACATACCCTAAGCATACGCAGAAAATCCGTGGCCGCTAGACTAAGACCAAAAATCATTGAGGAAGTTAGAGCAAAGATACAAACAGTTCAGCTCATTAACTTCGTTCAAACCTTCGCCCTAACAGGAAAAGACACTGGAGGGCACGATGTGAACCCGGCGAGAGTACAGGCAGCTAAGATTCTGCTAGACAAAACAGTGGCTTCACTCCAGTCTACAGAATTAACAGGAGATCCAGCCAAACCTCTTGCAACTAAGGCAGTAGTGGAGTTCGTCAATGCAAGTCCAACTGCCAAAGAAACTTGAGTTCTTATTCCAAGACCATCGATACAAGGTAGCTTACGGTGGAAGAGGCGGCGCTAAGTCTTGGGCCTATTCAAGAGCTCTCTTAGTAAAGGCCTGGCAACAACCTCTCAGAGTCCTATGCGCCCGCGAGTTCCAGAACAGCATTAAAGACTCAGTTCACAAGCTTCTAGCCGATCAAGTCATAACACTAGGCTTAGAAGACTTCTACGACGTTCAGATAGCCTCCATCAAGGGCCGCAACGGCTCAGAGTTCAGCTTTGAAGGCTTGAGGCATAACGTCAATAAGATCAAGTCCTATGAGGGCGTAGATATCTGCTGGGTAGAAGAAGCCCAGACAGTGAGCAAGACAAGCTGGGAAGTCCTGATACCTACGGTTAGGAAAGAAGGCTCCGAGATATGGGTTAGTTTCAATCCTGAGCTAGAGACTGACGAGACTTACGAGCGCTTCGTCTTACATCCTCCGCCCAACTGCATCACGGCTAAAGTCAATTGGTCGGATAATCCTTGGTTTCCTCAAGTACTTAAGCAGGAGATGGATTATTTAAAGAAGAAGGACACAGACGCTTATCTCAACATCTGGGAGGGTAACTGCCGTATCACTTTGGACGGCGCGATCTACGCTAAAGAGCTTAGAGAAGCCACAGAAGAAGGCCGTATAACCCGTGTAGCGGTAGATAACAGAGTCCCTGTCTATACCTTCTGGGACTTAGGCTGGAGCGATTGCACGTCGATCTGGTTCGCTCAGAAGGTAGGTTTCGACTACCACATCATCGACTTCTACCAGAACCGCCTGGAGAAGCTCCCGCACTACCTGGAAGTCCTGCAAAACAGAAAGTACATCTACGCCGAGCATTACCTACCGCACGACGCAGAGCACGAGTCCTTAGCAGCTCCGAGTATTGCCAGACAGATGAAGGATGTAGGTCACAAGGTCATTACCATAGCCAGGATACCGGATAAGAAACAAGGTATTAATGCTACCAGGAACATCTTTAATCGCTTATGGTTTGATGAGACCAAGTGTAAGGACGGTCTACAAGCTTTAAGGCATTACCGTTACGATATCAACGAACAGGGACAGTGGAGTAAAGAGCCTCTACACGATGAGTACTCTCATGCTGCAGACGCTTTGAGGACTTTAGGCGAGTGTATTGGGAAGCCTTTGCGGCATAAAGAAGTGATAACAGCAAGACCCGCTTACTACTCTAAGGGCGACGAAAACATGCAATGGATGGCCTGACGGCGCTTTGGATAATGGCGTAACGGCCTCTTTGGATAATAGGTTAGTTGTGCTGCAACACAACAATAAATGCCAAGAAACACGGCATTATATGATGCACTGCAATGCAAACTGAGACCTTTCATGTTCGTTTTGTAGACTACGAGTACTACGACATAGAACTCGATAGGGAGACGTTGAGGTTTATGGCTACGACCCCGACGGGCACTTACTCTGCTGACGTGGAGAATACTCCAGGCAGTAAGAACAGGGAGAGGCGTGAGGCGTTTAGGAATTACGTCTTACAGTGTATTGCGTTAGGTCAGACTCCGCACGAGATAGAAATTGGCTAGTCCTATTCAAACAGACCGTAAGCCTGACGATTCTCAGACACCTGAAGATCAGATGTCTGAGGTGGAGACCTTTCTATATAAGGTTGTAAAAAGGTTTAATCGTGCGGAGTCTAGTGAATCCAGGAATCGTCAGCAGGCGGTTGAAGACTTACGTTTTAAGGGTGGGGATCAATGGCCTGAAGCTATCAGGGCGGCGAGGACTATAGAAAACAGGCCTTGTTTGACGATTAACAAGATGAAGACCTTTGTTCATCAGATCACCAATGACCAGAGGCAGAACAGACCGGCTATCAATGTATCCCCAGTTGGAGACAAGTCAGACCCTGAGACAGCCAAGATGTTGAAAGGGCTCATCCGACAGATCGAGAGACAGAGTAATGCTGATGTGGCTTACGACACAGCTTTCGACAATGCTGTGTCCAATGGTTGGGGTTATTGGCGTGTGCTTACCGATTATGAAGACGATGATACTTTCGATCAGGTAATCAAGATAGGACGCATTCGTAATCCGTTTCGTGTTTACCTTGACCCTGACTCTACCGAACCCGACGGATCAGACGCCAAGTGGGGGTTTATCTCGGATTTGATCCCTCGAGAAGAGTTCAAGGAGATGTTTCCCGATGCCGACCCCATGCCGTGGGAAGAAGGCGGCATTGGAGACGAGTACAAGAACTGGAGCACACAGTCACATATCCGCATTGCCGAGTACTTCTGCGTGGAAACCGAGGTCAGGAAGCTCATAGCGCTAGCCAATGGTCATGTAGGATTCGAGGACGAGCTGCACGAGTCTTTGAAAGACTCCGAGCGAGACAATGAGCGTGAGGTCCAGGTCAGAAAGATCAAGTGGTACAAACTCACTGCCAAGCAGGTCTTGGAGGAAAACGACTGGGTAGGCAAGTGGATACCGATTGTCAAAGTCATCGGAGACGAGGCCGATGTAGAAGGTAAGTCCAGCTATGCAGGTCTTATACGAGATGCCAAAGACGCCCAGCGTATGTACAACTTCTGGGTCACCTCGGAGACAGAACTCATCGCCTTAGCTCCAAAAGCTCCGTGGGTCATGGAAGAAGGCCAGATAGAAGGTCATGAGCAACGGTGGAAAGAGGCCAACAACAAGTCTTTACCGTATCTTCTTTACAAGGGTGTCAACTTAGCTGGAAAGCCAGCCCCGCCTCCTCAGAGACAGCAATTCGCCGGTCCGCCTGCTGGTGTGGTTCAAGCGAAGATCTCAGCCGCTCAAGACATGCAGGCGACGACTGGTATAAGGTTTGACGCGACGTTGCAAGAGAGAACCTATGATGAGTCTGGACGAGCACTACGTGAGCTTAAACGGACCGGGGACTTGGGAAATTTCCACTACGTCGACAACCTCTCCAGAAGTCTTAAACATACCGGACGGATACTCATTGATCTTATCCCTAAAATCTACGATACCCCCAGGATACTTACTATCCTGCGAGAAGACGGATCAGAAGAGCGGGTGAAGATAGATCCCTCTCTAGGAAAACCCCATGCTCAGACCCAAACCTCTGACGGACGCATGCAACGCCTGTACAACCCAAAGCTCGGTGATTACGACATTGCCGTTACTGTTGGTCCCTCCTTCGCCACCAAAAGAGCCGAAGCCGCAGACTCCATGCTCGCCTTTATGAAAGCCGTCCCTCAAAGCGGACCGTTGATTGGAGACCTGATTGCAAAGAATATGGACTGGCCGGGTGCCGAGGAGATCGGATCTCGTCTGGCTTCTATGCTTCCGCCTCACATGCTGGATAAGAAGCTGGATCAACTACCGCCTGAAGCTAAAGCGCTTGTATCAAGCTTAATGCAGCAGATGCAGCAGTTAAAGCAAGAACATGACAAAGCCGTGGCGATGCTCGGAGATAAAGAAAAAGACAGAGAAATCGACCGTGCAGACGTAATGAATGATCGTGTCCAGATTCAAAAAGACTTCGAAGCCAAGATGGCTAAGATCCAGGAAGATCTCATCGTAAAAATGGCTGCTATCGAACAGAAAGCCGAACAAGCAGCCAATAAGGATGATCCTTCGATCAAGTATCACATGGACATGACCAAGCTTGCCGCTGATTTCGAGGCGAAGATCATGAAGATCATCGCCGACAACGAAGTGAAGATGGCCCAACTCGAAGCTAAAACAGCACTAGACCTGGAAAAGAGCAAAAGAGAAGACAAAGCCCAGGATAAAGGTCTTCGCAGACA